TATTCTTTTAAAGTATTAAATGACCGCCTTGTAATAGATATTCTTTGGTCTTGGACTACTCCTATGCTCCACTTAACAAATGTTTCTGACTTACTCTCGCCTCGTTTCTTTGACACTCCCACTATATTTACTCCAAATCCTCTAATCTCATCAATACTCTTTGGCTCAGCTGAATCTGCTATAACTAATGTCTGTGAAGTCGGTAAACTTAACAAGAAATCAGCTAATGGTTTATTAAGCATTCCTCGTTGATATAACTGCTCATCAACTATGTATCCGCCATTATAATAATAAACATCACCTATTGAACTTGGATCATTAGTATAGCCAAAGTCCAGCCATCTTGCTTCTAATCTTGCCTCGTGCGGTATCTCATCAATGATATTCCAATCCTTGTATATTCTGGTAGTTATCACTCCTAATTTTCCCTCTCCATAAACAGTCCACCATTCTTTATTATGCCTGTGAGATTCTATTTCAGCCTTTGATATTTCATCTAATGCCTCGTTGTCTAAGTAGGTTAACGGCCCTAAATATCCATCTCCTATAAAATCTATATCATCTCTCTTATCAATCATCTCGGTATAAAACCAGAACTCTTCTGATGGATTCCAGTCCATCCATACTATCTTTCGGGTTCTGGTAATAAGCTGGTCTGCTATTATGTATGGGATGTTGTTTGCTTCGTTTAAGAATAAAACATCTCTTCTTGGGCCATGAGCTTTACCAAACTTATCAAATGAAATGAATTCTACAAAGCTTTTACCTGGAAATGTATATATGTGTTTAGTTTCATTCCAGCGACTATCATTCCAATATCCATGTGATTTCATTATATTTTGGAAGTCTCTTATCGCTCCTAACATTAAGTGAGGAACTGACTCTGCTACTACTGTGCATATCTGATTATCAACACTTTGGCAATAATCTATAAGCCAAATTAATATGCTTATGGTCTTTGAAGCGCTTGTGCCTCCACTAACTGCTCTGATCCTCTTTTTCAGGTTGAATATCCTTTGAGTTGCCTTCGTGTCCTTGAAGGTCATCTGGTTTGATAGACTTGTTTCCATAAATAGGTATTTGTATTTCTTTACCTCCGCTTGTTATATCTTGTTGAGGTAAACCCTCTGCCATCTTCCACACTTCTTTTCCATCTATACTTCCAATAAACTTTAACCTTGCTTCTTCTGACATATTCATTAAAAACTCCCTACACCATTCTTTTAGGGTTTGTCCTTTAGGTCTTCCTTTAGGATTACCTGATTGACCTTTCTGCCATTGGTATTCTTTAAGCCAATCAAAATTACGCTGTTTATTATATTGTTTTTCAGTATTTTGTTCCATATTATAACATATTTAATTCTTCTTCAGTCATCCGCTGAAACTTTCCCTTCCACTTTATCATATATTGGTTCTCTAATCTCATTCTATTCTGCCCGTGAATTATTTCAAAGTCATCACTTTGAACAGGCAAATCGGGTCTGAACTCCCTATAATACTTTAACCAATGAGCTTCTAACATAATTGCTACATCTTTGCTTTTTACTATTGGTAAATTAGGTAGTTTTGCCGTTTCAAACTTACCCATATAATGAAAGTTCCCAGCTGTTAATACAACATTACCATTAATAGCGAATAATCTATCAAATAAGGATATATCTTTTATTAAGGTGGTATCCATTAAATGAACAAACTCATTAAAGTTTTCTTTTCCTTTTTGTATCCCGCCTAACTCCCATAAGTTCTGTTCGTTTATTATTAAAGATATTCCATCTATATCTGGTTTATACCCGCCATTACTTACTACTAAAATAGGATATTTAACATATTTAATGCTATCTAAACAAGGTTTTAAGAAGTCCTTTGTGTATTCACTGGTGGTGATAACTATTCCTCTTTTACTATCTTGCAGCACTTTTGGTTTATCTAAATGTTCCTTAATCTCTGCGAATATCCCTCCATTTGTTTCGTGTATGCTTTCTAATAGAACATTGTGTGTATCATTTAGTATTCCTCTAATCAAACTCTTTTCTTTATCTCCATGCCATTCTCCTCTGATATATTTAACATTTTCTAAATATGGCTTATATGCGCTTAATATCTCTGACTCCAACCCTTCCGTGTCAATCTTTAGTAAATCAATTCGTGGAAAGTTATACTCATCAACTAAATCTTTTAAGGTGCAAGCTGGGACTTTAATCTGTCCTATCTTCTTTGAACCCATCGGAGCATATAGATCCCATCTGAAATGTCCGTCAACATGATGATTACCGCCCCATTTACAGATATTGAAAGGAACTTCTTTTCTGTCATCCCCGATTATGGCTTTTTCCACATAAGTTAGCTTGTTCCCAGTATTTAGTTTGGCATACTTCATCAGTTCAGGTTCTGGCTCACATACTAATATCTTGGCATTGGGATAAAAGGTTTGGAACTTAAAACTCGCTGTTCCCAAGTTGGCTCCGATATCTACGATATATTCAATATCTCTATCTTTAGAAAATAATTCTCTAACTTTATATTCGTCTTCAATTATTACCGCTTCTTCGTGGGCCAACGCACATTCTTTTAATTCTGGCGAGTATTGTAATGACATATTATTCGGCTATTGATTTATAATACTTCAAATGCTCGGTAGTATTCAAATAATCTCTTTGGGTATGATACGAAAAATGAACCATTAAAGCATTCCCTACAAACCAAACAGGTCTTTTAAACTTCTTTGGCAATACATGAGACATTTGTGATTCTTCTAATATACCGGGCTTTACTTTATCTTTCCCCCACCAAGCAATACTACATATTGAGAAATGCTTGTAATCATCAAAGCTCTTGCTGGGTAAATAATAAGCTGATAAACTTCCTTCTTCGTATCTTTTCCTGAAAGTATTATGAATATGATTTATTAAGTCGCTGTCCGTGTAGTTAAAAGCATCTAAATAAGCCCAATCAAGGTCATCTGGTCTTTCTTTTCTGACAATTCCAAACTCTTCACTTAATGCTCCGATTTCCTGATGCCAACTCGTACATATTGTGCTGTTTATTACATTAGGATAAATTACGAATGCATCTGGATGGTTTATTCTGGCTTCACATATCTTTTCTAATGCTCCTTCCTCTACCCATACTATGTCATCATCAAGTCGTATATAAATCGTGTCGTCATCGTGGGCAAACTTAAAAAACTTGTGTGTCTGCATTGCATTATAACTTTCCCAAGTTGGTTTAATCGGTTCGTCTATTCGGTATATCTTAACTTTTGGGTTCTCTTTTGCCATTGACTCAATATAGACGATATCTTCTGGGTTTATTGTATTAAGCCAAAGATCCCACGAATCCACTAATCCTTCTTTAATCATTCGGTAAACAAAGTTCTTAGTAAACTCTAAATACTTCTTACGACCTGCTGGAGTTACAATTTTTACTTTGTAGTTTTCGTACATACTTTATTATACCACTCTTTTCTCTTTTTAACAAAACTCTTATACCAAGAATCATACTCTCCCTGCCAGTATTCTTCATTCTTCCTAATCCCAACTGCTTCCTTTTCTAAACTTATAAATACATTGCTGGCTCTTAAATGTTCTACTTCTGCATAACCTGACACTATACCCCAATTAAGTTTTGCAAAGTCCTTAACTATTTCCAACCCTCCCCATATATCATCAAATCGTTCCGCTCCTTTGTATTGTCCTACTGGCGCAAAATAAATGTAAGGCAAAGATTCTCTCCTGAAGGCAAGATTCATACCACACATAGGAAAGAATATCCCTTTAGGTATCACTCCTTTGTAGAAATCAACCTTGGTATCTGCTTTTAATAGTTGTGAAGGTGCGTCCCAGTCATAAACCCCGTGCCAAACTCCGTGAGATAACATAACAGGTGCTTCTGTTCGCACTCCATAAGGAAATCCACGAAAATAATCTGAACCTGTTGATAGCCACGAAATAGGCACTCTACGATTTAATTGGTCTATATGGCCTTGTATTGGATCGCCTATTGGAAAACAATCATCATCAATCGCAATTAAG